ATCCTATACATTTTCGACATAATCTAGTGTAAAGTAGATAGAACCGCAGATATTAAACATAAAAAAACGCCCTAATTAGGACGTTATAAAGGCTATATAAGGGGAGGTGCAACCCCGCCATAGCTATATATAGTATACACTTGAAATTTAAATTTGTCAAGAACTAAATATAACTTGACAAAACTGTAAATCAGGTATATACTGTAATAATGGCTACTAAAACATTAACAATAAAACAAACATCCTTCTTAGACCATTTAATTGACTGCAATGGAGATACAAGACTTGCAGGAGAACGTGCAGGTTATTCTCCTACAAGCGTTTCTAATGTAGTAAAATCATTAAAATCTGAGATATTAGAAATGGCAGAAACGATATTAGCTCAGTCGGCCCCTAAAGCCGCGTTTAAAATAGTTAGTATAATGGATAGCGATACACCTATACCGCAAGCCAATGTTAGAATGCAGGCGGCACAAACTATTTTAGATCGTGTAGGTTTAGGTAAAACAGATAAACTAGATTTAAGTGTTAATGCTCAAAGTGGCGGTTTATTTATTCTTCCTGCAAAGCAAGAAACAATAATAGAAGCTGAGTATGCGGAGAACTAGTAGCACAATTCCTTTTGGTTATAAACTAGATGAAGAAAACCCTTCTTATCTTTTAGAAATACCTGAAGAAAAAGAAGCTTTAGATAAAATATCATCTATGGTTAAAAATAAAGCTCTTAGTCTAAGAGAAGGAAGCTCATGGCTACAATATGAAACAGGCCGCTATATTTCTCATATGGGACTAAAAAAAATAGTAGATAAACATGCAAGATGATTGGGAAATTAATCCACATAATTACTGTAGAGATGAGAAAGGAAGTTTTATTCTTAAACTCGACGGGACTCCAAAAAGAAAATCAGGAAGAGCTAAAGGATCGAAAGGTAAAGGATATAATTACCACTCTTCTACAAAAGCTGAAATGGCAAATAAAAGAAGTCTACTAAATAATGAAAAAAAATTAAAAGCCGCTAGACAAAAAGTATTTAAATATGAAAAAACATTAGATGCTTTATCTAAAATAAATGATAAAAAGAAATCTAAGATAATTGAAGATACTTCTATTAAGGCAGTTAGTCCTAAAGTACAAAAAGAAATAGAAGAAAATGTAATATTTAAAGCTAACGAAGGGCCGCAAGAAGATTTCCTTGCATCAGGCGAAACAGACGTTCTGTACGGAGGTTCGGCAGGGGGTGGTAAAAGCTACGCTATGATCGTAGATCCTCTTAGATACGCACACAGACCCGCTCATAGAGCTTTAATACTTAGGCGGTCAATGCCTGAACTTAGAGAACTAATAGATAAGAGCAGAGAGTTATATCCAAAAGCATTTAAAGGGGCAAAGTTTAGAGAAGTAGAAAAAGTTTGGAACTTTCCTAGCGGCGCAAAGATAGAGTTTGGATTCCTTGAAAGAGATGCAGATGTTTATCGCTATCAAGGACAAGCATATAGTTGGATTGGTTTTGATGAAATAACTCATTTGCCTACAGAATATAGTTGGAATTATTTGGCTTCGCGGTTACGAACTACAGATCCAGAAATTGTTCCTTATATGCGATGTACGGCAAATCCAGGCGGTGTTGGAGCTAGTTGGGTAAAGAAAAGATATATTTCTCCTTCTCCACCTAATGAAGCATTTAAAGGGCAGGATGGATTAACAAGGAAGTTTATCCCTGCCCGACTACAAGATAATCCTTACTTAGCTATGGATGGTCGGTATGAACAAATGTTAATGTCTTTACCGCCAACTCAAAGAAGACAATTATTAGAAGGAAATTGGGACGTAGCTGAAGGAGCCGCATTTACAGAATTTAATTTAGAAATGCATGTAATCCCCCCTTTTGATATTCCTATACATTGGGAAAGAATAAAAGGTATTGACTATGGTTATGCTTCTGAAAGTGCTTGTATTTGGGGAGCCTTAGACAATAGCGACGGAACTTTAATAATATATAGAGAACTATACGCTAAAAATTTATTAGGTACAGAACTAGCTCAAATGCTAACTAATATGGAACTAGAAGATCCTTATTCTATTGCAGGAGTTTTAGATACAGCTTGTTGGAATAGAACAGGAACAACTGGCCCGACAGTCGGAGAAACTTTAGTAAAAGCAGGTCATAAACTTAGAAGGGCAGATAAAAATAGAATTCAAGGTAAAATACAAATACATGAGTATTTAAAGTCGCGTCCAAACGGCAGACCTAAAATTCAAATTTTTAATACTTGTCCTAATTTAATTAGAGAGTTACAAAGCATACCTCTAAGTAAAAATAATCCTGAAGATGTAGATACACATGCAGACGATCATGCGTATGATGCTTTAAGGTACTTGATTATGTCAAGACCTAGAATTATAGACCCGCTAAGTAGAATGCGGCAACTTCAATCAGAAACATTTTTTCAACCGTTTGATGCTACTTTTGGATATTAAAAACAACACTTCGGCTAATAGTAATTACTGTCTATTAGTAAAATAAATTTTATAACTTAATCGAGGAAATCAATATGTCAACAGCAACAGGATTAGTAAACATTAGAGATACAGGTAGGAACTCTGCGCGAACAGGCGATGTACGAGGACTTTCAGAGCGTGTAGGTGCTGAAGTAACAGTAACTACTGCAACAATCGCAGTAACCGACGATACTCATACCGATGTTACTTTTACACAACCCGCAGGAACAATTATTCGTAATTTAATTGCTATTCCCGCAGGCAATATTGTAACAGGTGGATCAAGCGGCAATGACGTAGATTTTAGTTTAGGAACATCCGCAGGCGGTACACAAATTATTGCTACTGAAGCAATTCTAGATGATGGCGGTTCTGCTGTAACTTGGGCGGCAAACGCTCCTCTATATCTAATTCAAAACTCTCACGGTCATGGAGCTAATGCTTTTGTATCTACTTCAGTAACCGCAGGTGTTGTAGGCGGCCCCGCTACTTCAGAAGCTATTGTAATTGCAGGCTCGTTATATAGTGCCACAGATCGCACTCTATATGCTCGACTAACTCCAATTGGAGCAGATCTTGCTACAGCGGCGACAACTGTCAAATATATTGTTCAGTTTCAAGCACTATAGAAATATAATTAATGGTTGAAAATAGTTTAATACAAAACGCTGACAGCATCTATTTCAAAGAGGTTGAAGATGAAAGCGGGATGAGCTTACAGTTAGAAGATAGTTTAAAATCTAACTTAGTAGGTATTATTGAGTCCCGCTTTTCAGCCGCAGAAATGGCTAGAGATGCTGATGAAAAACGGTGGATGCAAGCCTATCATAATTTTAGAGGCTTGTATCCTAAACACGTTAAGTTTAGAGAATCGGAAAAATCTAGAGTTTTTGTAAAAGTAACTAAAACAAAAGTATTAGCCGCTTTTGGTCAGTTAGTCGATGTAGTTTTTGGAACAGGTAAGTTTCCAGTAGGGGTTAAAGAAACTTTAATTCCTGAAGGAGTTTCAACATATACTCACGTTTCGCCTGAACCTTCTATTGAAACAAGTCAACCAACAATGCAAAGAAAAGAAGTAGATCCTTTTGATGTTGGATATGAAGGTGACGGTAAAGTTTTAAAAGCGGGAGCTACCTTTTCTAGTGGAGAGGGTTTATTTGAAGAGGCGGTAAAAAACTCTTCTTTAAATATAAAAGAAGGCCCATATCCATTACCAAATATTCTTGAAATGTCTCCCGCTAAAGAGGCGGCAAGACAAATGGAAAAACTAATACACGATCAAATAGAAGAATCTAACGGCGGTAGTGAGTTAAGAAACGGTTTATTTGAATCTACTTTATTTGGTACAGGAATAGTAAAAGGCCCGTTTAATTATAATAAAACTATTCCTAAGTATTCGGAAAAAGATGGTAAAAGAGTTTACGACCCTATATCAGTACGTGTTCCTAGAATAGAGTTTGTAAGTATTTGGGATTTTTTCCCAGACCCCAATGCAACAAATATGTCTGAGTGTGAATATATATTTCATAGGCATAAATTAAACCGTTCTCAGCTAAGAGCATTATCTAAAATGCCTTATTTTGATAAAGATCAAATAAGAGAATGTTTGCAGATGGGGCCAAACTATGTAGAAAAAGATTTTGAAAATGAGTTAAAAGACGATCAAAGATCTTCGGACTACGGCTCTGACCTATATGAAGTTTTAGAGTATTGGGGAATAATGGATGCCGAATATGCTAGAGAAGTAGGCATAGAGTTTGAAGATGATGTAGATGATTTAGATGAAGTTCAAATAAACGCTTGGATTAGTAACGGAAAACTTTTACGATGTGTTGTTAATCCTTTCACGCCTGCTAGAATACCTTATAATGCTTTTACATATGAAAAAAATCCCTATAGTTTCTTTGGCATTGGCGTAGCAGAAAACATGGATGATTCTCAACAGATTATGAATGGTCACGCTAGGATGGCTATTGATAATCTTGCATTGAGCGGATCTCTTGTATTTGACGTAGATGAGACTGCTCTTGTTGGCGGTCAATCTATGGAAGTATATCCAGGCAAAGTCTTTAGGAGACAAGCAGGAGTGCCAGGCCAAAGTATTTATGGAATGAAGTTTCCTAATACATCGCAAGAAAACATGATGATGTTTGATAAATTTAGACAACTTGCAGACGAACAAACAGGCATACCTAGTTATTCACACGGCATGACAGGCGTACAAAGCATGACACGTACAGCTTCAGGGATGTCAATGTTATTAGGCGCGGCGAGTTTAAATATTAAAACAGTAGTTAAAAATTTAGATGATTATCTTTTAAAACCTCTTGGAGAAGCTTATTTTCAATGGAATATGCAATTTTTTGAAGGAAAACTAGCTACAGAAGGTGATTTAGAAATACAAGCAATGGGTACTAATAGTCTAATGCAGAAAGAAGTTCGTAGTCAAAGATTAACTATGTTCTTACAAACTGCTCAAAATCCCGCGATAGCACCTTTTGTTAAGATATCTAAGATAGTTAGTGAACTTGCTTATAGTTTAGATTTAGATCCAGATGAAATTTTAAACGATCCCGAAGAAGCCGCAATAATGGCACAGATTATAGGAGCGCAAAATGCTGGACAAACAACTAGCGGCGAAGCTGTCCCCCCTGACGAACAACAGGGAAGTGTGGGAGCCGTTGAAGGAACACCTCAACAACCTCAAGATCTTGGAACTACGGGTACTGGTGGGGGCAACATCGGAACTGGAAATGTTCCGCTCCCAGGGGAGAGTGAATTCTCTGGATAACCTTTTAAATTTAAAAGAGAAAGTAGCGGAAGCTAAAAAGAGGGAAGAATAATGGCAATAGAAGACATGACAACAGATGAATTTAGAGAACGCTTAAAAGAAAGAGTTCTTCGACAAGAAGAAGCTACAGATGAATCTTCAGTAAGAGTTCAAGAAATGTTGAAATCTATTGACAGGCTTTCTGATGAAAGAATTAAAAATCTTCAAGATATGGAATCTATGAGTAAAAATTTACAAGAAAGAGATAATAAATTTGAAGGCGGGTCTATGCTTGTTCCTCCCGAAAGAGAACAATATAGTTTAGGAGGAGCATTAACTAAGTTAGGTAAGCTTGCTTCTAAAAAATTAGACGAGGCTCAAGGTGTTACTGAAAAAACTGCTGGAAGAACCTCAGAAGATAGAGGAGTAGTTGTAGGAAAAGATCGTACAAAAGCTTATAAAAATACTGAGCAAGTAAAAGGCGCGGCTGTAGGAAGCTTACTTAGTGTGGGAGCCGCTAAAGCATGGGAAGATGAAAACGATAAAAAACCTACAAAGAAACAAGCTACTGCTTTTGAAGAAGCTTTTAGTTCTGCACACAATGCAGGAGAAGAAACTTTTATATTTAAAGGAAAAGAATATAATACTGAAGTTAGAAAAGGAAAAGCTGTAGGCGGCAAGTTTCCTGATCTTACAGGTGATGGAGAAGTTACACAAGCTGATATATTAAAAGGAAGAGGAGTCTATCAAGAAGGAGGAGAAGCTTCTATGCTTGTCCCGCCTGAAATGCCAGTAGATACTTATCCTAACATAGCTCCTGAAGATATGGCAGAAGTAGAAGCTTCTCAACAACCTGATGATGTAATGGAAGAAGAATACGAAAATTTTATTATGACAGAAGCTATAACACCAGAAGAACAAGAATATTTAACTGTAGCTTTAAATTCTGATCCTAGATTAGAAGAAATTTTTGATAAAATTTTAAATATAGCATCTGAATTTTCAGGAGCAGGAGAAGTTGAGGGGCCAGGCACGGGCGTGTCGGACTCTATTCCTGCTAGACTATCAGATGGTGAGTTTGTAATGACCCGTAAAGCTACAGATCAAATAGGCGCAGATAATCTTCAAATGATGATGGACGATGCTGAACGAGCTTATGATGGGGGATTACAAAAAATGGCGTTTGGAGGACTAACTGATAGCGGAATGTCTGAAATCGAAGAAGAAGACGAAGAGTCTGTTATTCGATCTAGGATGATAAGCGCAGATAGTATGCCAAGCAACAAAAGGAGATAAGGCTACTTCTTAATTGAACCCCTTATTATTTTTTAAACTTGACGGCTACCTTAAATTTTCAAGCCCCTAATACTTTGCAACTATTATGGCTACCTTGAAAGACTTTTAAGCCCCTGAAGGAGAACGACTATGACAAAAGAAAATGTAGAGCCAACACCTAATCCATACAACGCGAGAAAAGAGTGGCATCATGCAGACGCTCCTGATCGCGGAAACGCGAATGGATTGTTTTACGAAACTCGGCAAGAAGAAGAGAATCAGGCTACCTTTGAAAAAGCCCCTGAAACTCAGAAAAGAACAAACTATAAAAAACGGTATGACGATTTAAAAAAACATTATGATGAAAAGATTTCGTCTTTTAAACAAAGAGAGCTAGAACTTTTAGCACAGGCACAACAGGCAGAACCTGCCTACCGCCCACCTAAAAGTGTCGAAGATCTAAAAGCGTTTAGAGAACAAAATCCTGACTTATATGAAACTGTTGAGTCTGTTGCACATTTAAGAACACAAACAGCAATGGAAACAGTCCAACAAAAATTGTCGGCTCTAGAACAAAGGGAAAGACACCTTGCAAAAAAAGAAGCTGAAACAACTTTGCAACGTAGGCATCCTGATTTTGAAGATATTAGAGGCGATGAAAATTTTCATAATTGGGCAAAACAACAACCAGTAGAAATTCAAAACTGGATTTATAAAAACCCAGATAATGTTGAGTTAGCCGTTAAAGCTATTGATCTTTATAAAACCGAGAAAGGTATAGCTACATCTAAAAAAATGTCACAGTCGCAGACCAGAGGAAATGCGGCAGATTTTGTATCTACTAAAACAACTTCAGTAAATACAAATGAACCAAGAGTCTGGTCACAACGGGAAATCGCTAAGATGTCTATGCGTGACTTTGATAAATTTGAAGAAGAAATAGATCAAGCCATTGCAGAAGGCAGAATGCGACCATAACTTAATGTCTTTTAATGGAGTAATATAACATGGCTTTTAACGTATCAGACCAACTGTTTGAACAAAGCACCGATACTAACGGTAACTTTGGTAATTCAGTAGCAGGACAAACTAACAGCTTTTTCTTACCACAGATTTTTTCTAAGAAAGTTCTTAATTTCTTTAGGAAATCTTCGGTAGCTGAAGCAATCACTAACACTGATTATGCAGGCGAGATTTCTGCCTTTGGCGATTCTGTAAAGATCATCAAAGAGCCAGTAATCACTGTCGTTAATTACGAACGCGGTGCAGACATCACTAAAACAGCTTTGACAGACCAAGAAATTACTTTGGTTGTTGACGTAGCTAACGCATTTAAATTTATTGTAGATGACATTGAAACTTCTATGTCTCACGTTAATTTTAAAGAAGTTGCTACATCTTCAGCGGCTTATGCTCTTCGAGATGCTTTCGATGCAGGCGTAATTGCTAAGATGTTTGCAGGCGTTGCCGCTTCAAGCCCTAATCATATCTTAGGTTCTGACAATGCAACTGATATTGCCGCAGGCACTTTTGACGGCACTGGTAATCTTGACATTGGTTTTGGAACTAGCGAACATGATCCTATTGACGTTATTTCACGAATGGCTCGACTACTTGATGAGCAAAACGTACCTGAAGAAGGTCGTTGGTTCTTAGCAGATCCTGCATTTTACGAAGTTTTAGTGCAGAGTTCTTCTAAGCTATTATCAGTAGACTACAACGCAGGACAGGGTTCAATCCGCAATGGATTGATTAGCTCTGGAAAGCTTCGTGGTTTTGACATGTATAAAACAAATAACATTGCCGCGACTACTAATGCCGCAGGTAAAGTTATTGCAGGTCACATGTCTGCTGTTAGCACCGCTCAAACAATTGTTAACACAGAAGTTATGCGAGATCCAGATAGCTTTGGTGATATTGTTCGCGGATTACACGTATATGGAGCTAAAGTTCTTCGTCCTGAAGCACTTGTGTCTGCATTTTACGGTATCGACTAATCTAGCAATACTTAGAGATGAGGGGTGTAAAAGCCCCTCTGATCTTTAAGAGGACTAAATATGCCACAAGTAGGAACAAATGAAAAGCCAATGATGATCTCTAGCAATCCTAAAGGTAAAATTTTAGGAAATACAGGAAGTTGGTATAAGCCAGAAAATAAAACAAAATATGATATTAACTACGATAAAATATTTGGAGGTGATCGCAATGTCAATGGGGAAAAAAACTTACGGAAATAAAATGAGCCGCGATAAAAAAATGATGGGTAGTAAAATGAAGTATGGACATGGCGGCGGGGCCAGTCAAAACTCAGTTAATTCAGCAATGAAAAATAAAAAACGTGTAGAAAAAATGTCAGGCGGTATAATGGGATTTAATACAGGCCCAGTATAAATATTTTAATATATTAAAAATATAAAGGCGCAATAAATTATGGCTACAACTTTTTTAAAAATAACAAATGAAATTTTACGTGAAATAAATGAAGTAGAGCTTACTTCTACTTCTTTTTCTTCTTCAGTAGGAATACAAACACACGTAAAAGATGTTATTAATAGAGCATATTTTGATATTGTTAATGAAGAACCTCAGTGGCCTTTTTTGTCTTTAGCAGAAAGTGGTGAAACAGACCCGATGTACGGAAACACATTTATTGAAACAGTCGCAGGTACTCGTTGGTATGAGCTAAAACCTGCAAGCTCGTCTATTACTACAGATTATAATTATATAGATTGGGATAATTTTTATCTAACAACTGTTGGAGTTTCAGGAGAAACCGCTCCTTACGAAAGCTGTAATTTAAAATTTACAACAATAGAAGAATGGAAAGATTTTTATAGAGTAAGTGAAAATTTAGATGACTCAGATGCTCAACAGTATGGAACTCCTAAACGTGTAATTAAGAGTCCAGATAATAGAAAGTTTGGACTTAGTGCTATACCAGACAAAGTGTATAGGATTTGGTTTTTTGCTTATGTACAGCCCACAGCATTATCAACACATTCAGATACTATAGTATTTCCTGATGTATATAGTTCTGTTCTTTTAAATAGAGCTAGATATTATGTACATCAATTTAAAGATAATGCTCAAGCGTCGGCTTTTTCAAATGAAGATTATAAAAAAGGTTTAAGAAACATGAAAGCTAGTTTAATGACACCAGCACCTTTTTATATAAAAGATGATAGGACGGTATATATTTAATGTCACGTTCACAACCTTTTGGCTTATCTTGTAAAGGCGGTTTAAATACTAATTTAAATCAGTTTGAGATGTTAGCACAGCCAGGACTTGCTACAGATTTAGAAAACTTTGAGGTTGATGCAGACGGCGGCTACCGTAGAATTAATGGCTTTACTAGGTTTGGTAACGCTAATCCAAACAGCGATAACCCTATTTTAGGTTTGTTTGTGTATGCTGATGGTTTAATAGCTACATCAGGAACAAACATTTATTTTACATTAGACGGAAGCACTTGGTTACAAATAAACAAAGCAAGTGTAGCAGGAAGCGGAGACAACTACTCAACTTTTAATGGCCGCTCAACACTAGCAAGAACTACTCAAGGACAGTGTAGTTTTGCACTTTATGAAGGTGACACAACTTACGGCGAATTAATTATTGTTGACGAGTCTTCAGCTACGAAGCCTTTTTATTTTAAAATGACGGGAACAGGCGCACTAAGTAATAGAACTTACTTTGCGGCAGAAATAACAGTATCAGGTTCTGTGTTCCCTACAGCCTGCACAGTACACGATAGACACTTAGTAGTAGCAGGAGACACAAATAATCCTAATACTATTTTTTATAGTGGAACAGATGATATAGATAGTTTTTCTAGTAGCGGTTCAGGAAGTATAAAACTAGACGATAAAGTAATAGGCATACGGGGCTTCCGTTCTGATCTAGTAATTTTTTGTAAGAATAGTATTTATAAACTTGTAAATATAAATGATGCTAATAGTATTGCAGTTGTTCCTGTTACTAAAAACGTAGGTTGTTTAGATAACCACACTATTCAAGAAATTGCAGGTGACTTAGTATTTTTAAGCCCTGATGGTGTACGAACAATTGCAGGTACTGCGCGTATTGGTGACGTTGAGTTAGGAACAGTAAGCCGTCAAATACAAAACATTGTAGAAACAGTATCAGAAAATATTGCAAATTTAATTGTAGACAGTGTTGTATTACGGCAAAAATCTCAATACAGAATATTTTATACTACATTAACACAAAGTGCTGAAGACTCACAAGGCATTATAGGCTCATTAACTACTAATGGTTTTTCATGGTCAGAAACTCTTGGAGTACAGGCAAGAGCAATTACTTCTGGATTTAGCGCAGATGGAACAGAAAAAACATTTCATGGGGATAGTGCAGGTTACGTATATACTCACGATACTGGAAACTCTTTCTTGCATTTAGGTTCTGAAGCAAATATAAGAGCAACTTATAAAACTCCTAATTATGACTTTGGAGACTTTGGAACACGAAAGAATATGCGGTATGTAAAAATTTCATTCAGTCCTGAAGGAGTAGCACAGCCTGTACTGCGAGTAAGATATGACTATGAAGATGATGGAGTACCACAGCCTTTAGATTATACTATGACAGCAGTACCTACCCCCGCTATTTTTGGTGCTTCATTGTTTAACGCTACTGTTTTTGGGGCATCTAATGATCCTTTAGTTCGGCAGGCTGTACAGGGCGGTGGATACTCAGTAAGCTTTAGAATAAGAACAGATGATATAAACCCACCTTTTTCAGTAAACGGTATGTATATTGATTATATGCCTTCAACACGGAGATAAATAATGTCAGGCACTAGCTATACAAGACAAAGTACTTTTTCTGATGGCGACACAATTACAGCCACACTTTTTAATACAGAATATAATCAACTAGTTTCAGCTTTTGCTTACGCAGTTAGTGGCACTACGGGTCATCAACATGACGGCACAGCAGGAGAAGGCGGCAACATTCATACTATCGGTGATCAAAACTTTTTAAATAAAATTGTAGTAGATAGTTCTAATAATCGTTGGGGAGTTTTTGTTGAAGTCAGTGGTTCGGCAGTTGAGCAGATTCGCATTCAAGATGGTGCAATTGTTCCTGTTACTGATAGTGACATTGATTTAGGGACTAGCTCTTTAGAGTTTAAGGACGGTTTCTTTGACGGGACAATTCATGTAGACACCTTAGATGTAGATGCTAACGCAACTGTTGCAGGAACTCTGGGTGTTACAGGCGTTGTAACTGTTGGTGGACTTACCGTAGGCAGTGCAGTAATTACCGAAGCAGAACTAGAAACTATTGATACAATTACGGCAGGAACTGTCGCGGCTTCTAAAGCTGTAGTAGTAGATGCTAACAAAGACATTACAGGCTTTAGAAACATTACACTTACTGGAGAACTTGATGCAGGTTCACTTGACGTATCAGGCAACGTAGACGTTGATGGTACACTTGAAACAGATGCATTATCTATAAATGGTACAGCAGTTACAAGTACAGCCGCAGAACTAAATATTTTAGACGGTGCAACAGTAGTTGTAGGTGAAATAAACGCCTTAGACTTAGGCTCTACTGCAATAGGTACAGCTATAGCTAGTAAAGCTGTAATATTAGACGCTAATAAAGACTATACAGGTATAAGAAACCTAACTATTTCTGGAGAGCTAGATGCAAGTTCTTTGGATATAAGTGGCGATGTAGATGTTGATGGTACAATAGAGTTTGATGGTCTATCAGGAACAGGTTCAGTTACAGTTACAGACATTTTAGATCAAGATGATATGTCAGGCAATAGTGCTACAGCCCTTGCAACTCAACAGAGCATTAAAGCTTATGTTGACGCACAGCAGGATACTGTAGATACACTTGCAGAGATTTTAGCACTTAGTAATA